CTGCCGATTGTGCAAAATAGTGTATCCCACGCTGTCCTCCTACTTCGGATCGATCTTGATCGGACCAATGACGGCTCCGGCCGCACCGTCGCCTCCGGCCGTGGCGCTGGTCGTGAGCGCGTTCGGCCCGCCCGCCCCGCCGTCGGCGCGGATGCTCCCCACGAAAGAAGACGCCCCCGCGTACAGCACGACCACGGCCCCGCCGCCGGACCCTGCGCCGGATGCGGCACCTGCCTGGTCGCCGTAGCCGCCGTCCATGCCGTTGGCAGAGAGGACTCCAGAACCGATCAAGCCGCCGCCGACAATCAGCACCAGCAGCCCCCCTGTGCCGTCCTCTGGGTCCGTCCCCCCATATTGATAGCTGTCGCCCGCAGGGTTGCCCGCACCGCCGAAGCCGGGATCGCCACCGCTGTCGCCTTTGCCGCCCTTTCCCGCGTAGAGTTTGGCATTTGTTGCTCCACCCCCTCCGGCCACGCCGCCACCGCCGGATCCGCCGGAAAAGCAGGTGGCGGCGGAACCCGCGCTGCTCCTTATTGATGTACGCGGGCTGGACCCGCCGGACCCGCCGCCGCCCGGAGCGCCTGCCAGCGTGCTCCCATTGCTGCCGTCCGCGCTGATCACGCCAGCCGCGCCCGCACCGCCCACGCGCGGGATGCGGATGACCACGCCGCCTTTGACGGCGGGCTGCTCGGCCTCGCTGGTTACGGCGTCCAGGCCGCAGCCGTGCAGCAGGTCCGTGGACAGATCCGTATCGGTCTGCCCCTTGGCCAGCCGCCGCAGCGTGAGGCCGCCCGCAGGCACGGCATGGCCACACGACGGGGCCACCGGAGTATCGCTGGTTACGGCCACGTCCGCCGGGTTGGCATGGCAGCCGCGCGCGCTCATGGACAGGCTGCCGCTGATCACGGCGTCGCGCTGCGTGTAGACCAACAGGCCCCGGCAGCGGTGCAACGTGGTCAGGGTCATGCCCGCCTCGATGCTCAGCGAGCGGCAGTTCAGCACGACCATGTCGCCGTCTTCGATGCTCGGCACCAGGACCACGTCGCCGGACCGGGTCCAGCCGGTGATGGCCGTCCACGTAGAGCCGCCGTCCTGCGAGGCCTCGGCCCCGGAAGCCGACGTGATGCGCACGTCGCCCAGGGAACCGTCCCCGAACCAGTTTCGGGGGCCGCCAACGCCGAACATGCCCAGGGGGAGATGGAACGGGCTGAACATTACGAGACCTCCGCGAACGCCTGCGCGGCCACGGCCCGGACCACCGGGGTGCCGCTGTGGTCGCGCACGCTGAGAGTGATCACGTCCTCGGCCCCACCATCGGCGCTCATGTCCGGGGCGCTGCCGCCGGGCCAGCGCCAGGCGCTCGGCCAGGTCACGCTATGGCCGCCCGTGGCGTCCTGCAGGATGGTCAGCTCGTAGGAGCAGCCGGGCTGTTCACCCGTCAGCGTGATCGCGGTCACGTCCTCGGTCAGGGTCAGCACGGCCACAGGCGCGGCAGCCGCGTCCCAGGCCACGGCCCCGGCGTTGATGGCCAGGGCTGCGGGTGCGTAGCGCTGGGCAGCGCTCCAATCGTGCGGGTCGGTGAGCAGGTCGGATACGTCCTCGGTAAGGTGATCGTGGCCTGTCAGGGCTGCTCCGACCTGGTCCGCCGTGACCACGTGCGGGTTGTCCGTGCGCTCGGCATGGGCGTCGAGCCCATTGCTCAGCCCGGCGAACAGGGCCGCGTGGGATTCCGGCGCGGTGTTGTGCTCTTCAATCTTCACGATCACATGTTCCTGGCTGGCCAGCACCTTGGTGGTGTCCACGGTCAGGCTCAGGGTGGCGGAATTGGCGAACTTGACCGGGGCGGTGATGACCAGCTCGACCTTGTCCGGGGATTCGGGCGCGGGCTTCCAGAGTTCCGGGTGCGAGCCCACGGCCAAAAGCACGTCGTCCGCATAGATGGCCACTTCGCGGATGTACCAGCCGCCCACGGTGATGGGCACGTGGGCCACGAATTCCACCTCGCCGGAAGCGGCCACGGTGATTTCCTGGAGTCCGCCACGCCAAGTCTCATGCACCAGCGCGGTGGAATCGGACGTATGGGCCACGGCCTGGCCGCCGCCGTCACCTGCGGCCATGTGCGTGGCCTGGAGCTTCACGCCTGTGGCGTCGGCTTGTGCGTAAGCGGCCAGCCCGGCCTGGGTCAGTATCAGGGACATGGGTTTTCCTCCTTCCTGCTTAAATGCGGGTGCGGGCCACGGTATGGGCGTATCCGCCGCCGTGCGCCGCCCCGATGAGCGTCAAACTGGTTTCCCGTTCCGGCGTGAGCCGGACCCGGACCGTGGTAAAAGTGATGCCGCCCGCGTGCGCCCCTCCGGCCACGCTGCTGGCGGCCTGAATGCCCGCCAACTTGGACCGGGCAGGCTTGGTTTCGCCCGCAACCCAGCCGATGAGCGCGTAATCCCCGGCCTGCAATCCGTGTTGCGTCACAGCAAGGCGCGGCTTGAACTCGGCCCAGCGCTCCGGGTCTTCGGCGCGGACATTGAGCATGGCCACGTCCGGGTAGCCGAAATGTTCCAGGATGCGCGGCATACCCTGCTGCCCGCCGCCGAGGCGGTGCCAGGCAAAGGCGCGGACAGTGCGCCGCGCGAACTGCTCGTCCGTTTCCGTACGATGCTGCGTGATGCCCCGGCTTTCGGCATGGCGCGGAATCATGTCCGGCTCGCAGGTCCAGGGATTGAACTGGTTGCGCAGCCAGACGATGTCCCCGCGCACCTGATCCAGGCTGCGGGCCAGGCCTTCCACGAGCACGGCCAGGGGGCCGGGCTTGTGCGCCAGGGGCCAGCGCAGCACCTTGAAGAAATAGTCGCTAAAAATGCCCATGCCCGGTCCTATGCTTCCGCCGCTTCCGTGGCGGTCAGGCTCAGATCCGCGAGCACGGCCAAGCCGTCATCCGGCACGGCCACGTCCTGGACCGGGCTGGTCCAAACCACGCGCTTGACCCCGGATGCAGCCATGACCACGGCGGTCAAACGGTCAAGCGGCAGGTCTTCGCCAATCTGCAAGGGGGCCACACCCGGCACGGTGGACGGGTCCGTGAACATGGCCCGCAGACGCTGTTCCGCTTCAGCCATGGCCGTGGCCGCATGCGCACCGGGCCTGAGGATCAGCTCGCCGGACATGATGACCTCCACGGCCTGGGGACCGCGCACCTGCCAGTCATCATTGACCGGCGGGCCGGATTCCACGCCGTCTTGCGTTGCCGCCGTAGCCACGGACGCACGTACAGCTTCCAGCAGGGTCTGCGTGGGCAGGCCTGCCGCGCCCTTGACGATGACATCTACAGTTCCCTGGCCGCGCGGGTGTTGGTCCAGCACCTTGACGGCCACGCAGCCGGTCACGGCCAAGGCCCAGGACTGGTACGCGTATTTGGTCATGCCGTTATTGCCGAGCCAGCGCAGGGCGTAGCGTTCGCGGAGTTTGTCCACGGGCTCCAGGTCGGCCCCCTCACTGGTCAGCCAGTCCGCACCGTTGGTCACGGCGTCCACGCCGGGCACGGGCGTGACCATTTCCGTGATCTGGCCGAGGGTGACGTTGGCAGCGGCTCCGTAGGACTCGGACTGCACGGGAACGGTCACTTCGTTCTTGCCGTTCGGAATCACCGCGTCCGCCGTGGTCACGAAACGCTGCACCTCGCCGTTGCCGTCCGGCAGGGTCTTGAGGATGCGTCCGGCAGGAATGGGCACGTTGCCGGAGCTGGACGCGCGGGCGAATCGCACCGCGCCGAGAGCCTTGGTGGCCTGCTTACGCGGGGCTTCGACCTGCTGCGCGTGCCACTCCATCCATTGCTCGTCCGTGGCCGTGGCAGGCGCGGCCTGCTCGAACACGGCAGCCAGGAGCTGGTAGAGCTGGTACAGCCCCCAGCAGTAGATTTCGAGCAGCCCGCGCACCACGCCCTTGTTCAGGTTCAGCCGGGCCGGAAGCCAGCCCTGGGCCGCGTATTCTTCCTGCACGTCCTCCACATGGCCGAAGACCATGTTGCGGATTTCGTCGAGGCTCTTAGATAACTGCGGGGTCGGCATCCTGGATCACCATTTCCCGTTTGGAGTTGTCCGCCGTAATCACGAGATTGTAGGCGTGGTCCTCGTCAATGAAGCGGAACGAGGCCTCGGCGCGCATGGACAGTTCGTTCCAGTCCGTGACCGCGCAGGCCACGCTGCCGGGAACCACGCGCGGGTCTTCGCCGATGCGGCGCTTGACCTCAGCAGCGAAGCCGATGCGGGCCAGCTCGGTGTTTTCGTCGTGCAGCCAGTCCGGGAGCGTGGAGCCGTATTCCTGGTCGTAGAACAGGGAACCGATATATGTTGACAATCGCAGCCGGATGTCCTGTATTCCAGTGTCGGTATCGGAACAGAGGACCAGCTCGCCGTTGGCGGCGATGCGGGGGGCCAGGGAAGCGTCCAGAGCGATGTCGGTGCCGAAGAGGTCAAACATATTTGTTCATCCACAAAAACTTCTAGGGTGTTGCAGTTGAAGAAAAAATACAAACGTGAATTTTTAAAAGTGCTTCGGGTGTTTTCCACGGAGTGGGTTGGCCCAGATATTTTTAGAATACCTTTCAACCAGCATTTTCCCCAACAAATGACTGGGGATAAACTTGTTGATAACGCAAACTTAGGCCAGCCAAGGTTGTTGATGGAGCATATTGAGTGCCTCGAGGATGAAAAATTGATCGAGGTTAACTGGAATGTTCATGAGTGGGAGATTCCTCCGATTAAAATTACTCCACGAGGTGTAAAATGGCTTGAAGAGTATGGCTGGTGGAAGCAACGGTGGAAAAATCTTTCAGGTTCTGTTTTTGAGACTACGGTGATTACGATTGTCTCATTTCTTCTCGGCACTGCTTTGGACAAAATACTAGAGCTGTTACAACAGCCAACGCCATAGAAACACATTTATATCGCCCCCCCGGACCGGCTCCCGGCGTGGCAGTTGCCCGCAATGGTCGCGTCCCCGGTCACTTCCAGAGAGGTGCATTTGAGCGGGCCGGTCAGGGTGTAGCTGCCTTCCTGGGCGGTATCGGCCTTGCAACTTACCGAGCCGACAGCCCCGCCCGGGCCGGAAGCCTGGACATTGCCTTCCTGGATGATCAAGGGGGCCTTGATGGTCCAGACGCCGCCGATGGTTTCGGTCTTGTTCCCGCCGATCTCGGCCACGCGGTTCGCGGGCGTGACCTCAATGAGGTTCTTCCCGGCGTCGATCTTGATGCAGGTGCCGCCCGAGTGCTGGATGATCAACGCGCCCACTTCGCAGGCGGGCGCACCGTTCTCCACCCAGCGGAAATTGGAGATACGCGGGTGGTTGGGGTCGCCGTCGTAGTATTCGAGGTCGCAGAGCGCGCCCACTTCCGGCGGGCAGACCACGCCCCGGTTCGGCCCGGCCCAGAGCACCGGGATTTCCACGCGCGGGATCACCGGCTCGTTCTCGTCCACGGACTCGTCGTTCTTGAGCGGCTGCACGTCCGCCCAATACTTCCCGTCTTCCGCCGCATACGTGGCCACCACGCGGGCCTTGCGCAGCACGCGGTAGTAGGCCCGCAGGTCGGGCATGATGATTTCCACGGCCCGCTTGAGCAGCGCCTTCAGATCAGCACCAGGCATGTTCTTCCCCGTATCCGATGAACGTGCGCATGCGGTTCGGCTCCATGACGTGCCGGACCGTGAGCGCGCGGATCTGCGCGTCCAGGCCTTGGCGGGTGTCCACCAGATGCACGGCCCGCGAATGCGTCAGGCCCGGCAGCAGAAAGGTTTCCACCGAATTCAGCCCTGTGCTTGATGCAGCGGGCAGATGGCGAATCAGATTTTCACCCGTGGCCACCACAGGCACGTCGCCGGGCTCGTCGTAGTCCCCCAGAAACAGCGCTGGTTGACCGCTCTCACTGCCCAGCCAGAGCGTTGTGGTGCTCATGCCGTGGCCAAAGGCGCGGGTCAGGGTGTGCAGGAGCTGGCGTACCGCCTGCCAGACCGGGACATTGGCCACGGGAAAGCGGGCAATGGGTTCGTCCGGGATGGTGATGCCGGGCGCAGTGGCCACGGGCAGGCCCGTATGCCGGAGCAGATGCCGGGCAATGGCCCTGGCGCTCTCGTCCGCGTAGCACTCGCGCACGGTGGTGCGCACCAGGGCCAGGTCCGGGCCGTCCGCCAACAAGCAAAGCTGATCGCGGCTCACGCGGCGCGAGCCCTGCACCGTGCCGGTCCAGGTGGCGCTTTGCCCGCCCCGGTAGCCATATTCCACGGCCACGTCCGCGCCCTTCGGCACGCTGACACGTAGCGACCCGTCCGGGTCAGGCACGTGGATTTCCGCCTTGCTTACAGGCGCGTGTCGCCGGGAGACCAGCTCCAGGCGCGGGCAGCGCCGTACTTCCAGGTTCCCTACGCGCACGCGCTGGCGGATTCCGGCAATGGCGTTCGCGCTCATCGGCTGCGCTCCCCAATGGCCGGGTCCAGGCCCGGCCCATTGTACGCGCCGCTCATCGCGCCCACCACCGCGCCTACGCGCTGTTCCATGCGCACCACGGGCGGGCGGTGCTCGGTGAAGCGCAGGGTCGCGCTGATCACGTCGTCCTGGTCGGTTTCAGCGGAGTCCAGGCCGGAGAAGACCACGCGCTCGATGCCGCGCGCGGTCACGTGGGCGCTTGCCACGTCGAGCACGCGGGGATTGGCGTTGTTGTCGTGGCCCCGGAAGAGTCCGTCCAGCTCGGCCAGCTTGTCGTAGCAGGTTCCGGCCTCATCCGTGAGCAGGTCCACGGTCAGGGAAATGTCGCAATCCTCCCAGCCCGTGGGCGTCTTGGCCTTGCCGGACAGCCCGTCCCGCTCGGATTCGTCGAAGCGGACCCGACCCCCGATGTTCTGGGAGCGCAGGATGCCGGGCACGGTCCGGGAGCCGAGCCGCACCTCGCCGTGCGCAAAGGTCAACAGGCCGTCCATCACGCCTCTCCCATGCCGGAAGTGGATTCCGCCGAGCCGTCATGCTGAGCCACGAGCCGTTGCAGCTCGGCCAGGAAGCCGTCCGCGTCCTGCACGCCGGACAGGTGTATTGTCAGGTTCTGAATGGTCACGTTGCGCCCCGGCGTACTGCCTTGCGGGCGCTGGGCCTGGGCCTGCGCCGCTGGAGGTGCGGGCGGCTCGGTCGCGGGCAGGTCCGGCGGAGAAACCGCCAGGTTCGCGGCCAGGGCCACGCCGGAAAGCGCACCAGCAGCCACGGCGTGCAGTCCAGGGGCAGCGGCCTTGATGCCCGCGCCCAGGGTTTCAAGCATGCGCGAGCCGGACAGGGTCAGGCTGGAGAGCGGGCCTTCCTTGGCGTCGGAGAACGGCAACAGCTGGCGCAGCTTGTTCAACCCGGCCTTGACCGCCTCATACGGGGCCGTGACCACAGACTTGACGCCGCCCACGAACGTCTGGATCAGCTTGCGGCCCGATTCGGCCAGGTCGATGTCGAAGAGGCTTTTCAACCCGTCCCAGAAGCGGGTCACGGCCTGATACGCATCGTTGAAATAGTAGGCGAATACGCCCACAACGCCCACGCCCGTGAGGATGGAAAAGAAATCGCGCACGCCGGACCAGAGCCGGGTGATGCTCTCCCAGACTGAGTCCAGGACGCGGCGCACGGGTTCGCAGTTGTTGTACAGGGCCACGATGCCCGCCACGAGGGCGGCAATGGCCACGATGATCAGGCCCACGGGGTTGGCCGTGAGCGCGGCGTTCAGCAGCCACTGCGCAGCGGTCCAGAGGCTCGTGGCGCGAGCCACCTTGGCGAACTCCATGGCCACGACCACCAGGCGCATGGACGTGAACGCGGCCCAGGCCGCCGAGCCCGCCCAGACCGCCAGGGAAAGCCCGGTCATGGCCAAGATGACCGTGGCGATCGCCCCGGCTGCGGAAAGCATAAAGCTGCCGACTGGCGACGCCGCTATCTTTTGCAGCCCCAAAATGATCGGGGAAAGGAGTTGCGCCACCCCGTTTATGGCCGGTGCAAACGCATTCCCCACTATCTCGGCCAAGTTGTGAAATTGCTGGCCCACAAGGGCCAAAGAGGCTCCCAAGTCCTGGTTCATGCTATTGGCCATTTCTCCGGTAAAGCCTGATCCCTGGCCCATAGCTGAACTAACCGATGTCATGCCGTCGGCCAGCTGCCCCGTCTTAGAGTACAGTAAGTCCAGAAACGCCACGGCTTCGTCAGTGCCGAATGCTTTTTTGATCTGGAGCTTCTCGGCAGCCGACATGGTAGGACCGAATTTGGCTCGCAACGAGTCTAAAATCGCGGTTGTGGACAGCAATTGGCCGTTTGTATCCAAAAACGACAACCCCAACTTTCCGCCAGCCCCTGCGGCGGCGTTGAGGAATGCCTTGTACTTGGTCCCGGCCTCTGCCCCCGGCATGGTGGCCTGAAGCGTGCCAAGGATGGTGAGCTGTTCTTCCAGGGGGATATTGGCGTTGGTGGCAGTCGCCCCAAGTGTACTGATGGCCTGGGCCATTTTGGAGCCGTCGGTTTTGAACGCCTGTACGCTGGCCGCAATGCCAGCCGAAAACATTTCCCCGAATTGCACGTCGGAAAGCTGGCTGTAATAACTCTTGTAAATGCCGTAGCCCGTGGCGAACAGGTCGGTCATCTGACCAACCGTGGACTTGGTGGCCTTGGCCGTCAGCGCAGCCAGGCTCGTGAATTCCGCAACCCCGACATCCGACAGAGAGGAAATGCCCGACTTGATGTCGTAGGCCGCATAGAGAAACTCGCTTTTGGTAGTTCCCGCGAACGAGTTGGAAAACTCCGTGGCGGCCTCTTCCATCGCCCCGAACTGGGTGATGCCCACGCCGCCGAGTTCGCCCAATGCCTTTTGTGTTTCAACGGTGGCCAGTGCCGTTCCCGTGAATATTCCTAGTAATGAGGCGGCTACCAGAGCAACCGGAGCCAGGGACTTGGCCAGCCCCAAGGCGCGGCTGGATAAAGAGGTCGCGGCCTGGCCGGTCGCGGACATCTGGCCGGTAATGCGCCGGAGCGGGCCGGTGATCGCGTCCACAAGGGACATGGTGGCGAGGACGTTGAAGACTTCCATGCGGCCAGATTAGCCGCGCGGGAGGGGGATGTCGGGAAACTGTGCGAGGGGTGCTTGAATTGTTATGGGCCGCCGATCGTCTTCATATAACCCTCATCGGCGGATACCTTCTCTCCAGCCACAGCGCCTGCGCAGCCTGCCGGGCGAATTCCTCAACGCAAGGGGACGGTTCCTGGTGCAGCCAGTGGCGGATCAGCGCCGCGTACTGCCCCAGGCCGTCCACTTCGAGTTCCCGCAGGCTGCGCTGGATCAGTTTCCCAGGTCGCCAAACCCGCAGGAGCCCATAAGTGCGCCGCCGAAGGTGCTGGCCAGTCCGGGATATTCGTCCAGGGCGGCCTGAAGCTCTGCCTTGTCGTCCGGGTGCACGGTTTCCAGGATCAGGTTCTTGAACGCCTGGCCCGCGTTCTTCAGCGCGGTCTTCTGCACGCGGTTCGATTGGGGCGTGGTGGGCCGCTTGAACCGGAAGCTGAACTCCACATCCTGGCCCTTGAAGCGGTCCAGAAAGTCGTGTTTCAGGGCTTTGTACTCGGTTTCGTTCGTGGTAGCCGTATTCTGCTCGCTCATATCGCTGCCTTCCTTTTTTCTCAAGTTGGTTGAAAATGCCTGATTATGCCTTCCGGCACGCTACAGGGCCGGGGTGCCGTTCCACTTGATGGGCGCGGTGCAGGTGAAGTCGAGCTTCACGCCTCCAGCGTTGTCGTCATCCTGGCTCGCGCCCGTGTCCTGCTTGGTGATCTTCACGGCAGGGAGCGTGTCCGTGACCGTGGGCAGGTCGTCGTCGCCGTAGCTGACCACGATGACGAACGGAGCGCCCTTGTAGACCGAGCCGCCCAGGGAATCCTGGAGCGTCTTGTATTCGTCCCGGTCCAGCTCCATGTTGCCGCCGCCCTTGTAGTTCTTGCGGCCATAGCCGCGCGGCACGCTGCCTTTGCCGTGGCGCGGTTCAATACCGCGCTCATCGTTGTAGTTGATGCTGGTCACGCCCACGGCCACGCCGCTGGGCAGCTGGATGGTCACGCTTTCCCAATCGTAGAGCACGCCGTTGACAGCCATCAGCTTACCCCCTCAATGCGCGGGTCAAAGCTGGACCCGGCGTAGATGTAGCGCGTGAAGAGCTTGATCTTGCGGATGATCGGGATGCCGATCAGGTCCAGTTCGACTCCCACGCCGTTGTTCACGATATCCTGGCCGGGCGGAATCGTGACGATGCGGTCCGCCAGCTCCTTCGGCTTGGCCTTGGTCATGGTGTCCAGGGCGTTCTCAATGTCCGTGCTCAGGGCTTCCAGGCCCGTGGCTCCGCCTTCGCGGGCCGGGTCGCCTCCTTCGTCGTACATGCCCTTGAGCGCGG